CTGACAGGCCGCACCGATGGGGTGGGGGAGGTTTTCAGGACGAACACGAGGGCGCCAGGCACCACCCGCCCCCTCAAATTTTTTCGCACGGTGATTTTTTTGAAAATAAAACGAAAAGGAAAACAGTAAGTTATGGCAAGACCACCCAAACCGCCCGCTTACCTTGATGAAATCGCGGCGCAGCAGTGGAAAGCAAAGGCGAAGCAACTGGCGGAACGCGGTGATCTGACGCCTGCCGACTGGAACAACCTTGAGCTTTATTGCGTCAACTACTCGATGTACCGCAAAGCCGTGGAGGACCTTGCCGCGCGGGGATTCAGCATTGTGAACAGCCAGGGTGGTGAGAGTCGCAACCCGGCCCTGAGCGCAAAGGCTGATGCCGAAAAAATTCTCATAAAAATGTCGTCTTTGCTGGGCTTTGATCCGGTAAGCCGTCGCCGCAACCCGCCTGAAACTGAAGAGGAAGACGAACTTGACCGCATGGAATGATTACGCCATCGCCATAAAATCGGGCGAAATTCCGGCCTGTAAGCGGGTAAAACAGGCCGTCGAAAGGTACTTTTCAGACCTGAATGACCCCCGTTACGTGTTCGATACAGCGACCGTAGAGCGGTTTATTGCGTTCTCCAGGCTTTGTCCTCACGTCAAAGGGCCGTTGCGCGGTCAGCCTATCATGCTGGAGCCGTGGCAGCAGTTCGCCTTTGCTAACCTGCTGGGCTTTAAGGTCAGTGCTACGGGGCGCAGGAAGTACAGCAGCGCCTTTATCGAGGTGCCGCGTAAGAATGCCAAATCCACCGTAGCTGCAATGCTAGCTAACTGGTTTCTGGTGATGGAGCAGGGCCAGCAGGACATCTACACGGCGGCGGTGAGCCGGGATCAGGCCCGTATCGTGTTCGACGATGCCCGTCAGATGTGCCTGCTGTCAAAACCGCTGAAAAAACGCGTGAATATTCAGGCCCATAAAATGATTTTCCCGAAGAATAACAGCCTGTTAAAGCCTCTGGCAGCGAAAGCGGCCACCATCGAGGGGACTAATCCCAGCCTGGCTATTGTCGATGAGTACCACCTTCACCCGGATAACGGGGTTTACTCCGCGCTTGAGTTGGGTATGGGGGCACGTCCTGAAGCGGTTTTATTCGCCATCACCACCGCCGGGAGTAACGTTGTTTCCGCCTGCAAGCAGCATTACGACTACTGCTGTCAGATTCTAGCCGGGGAAGAGAGCAACGACTCGCTGTTTGTTCTGATTTACGAGCTGGACGATGAAAGCGAGGTTGATCAGCCTGAAATGTGGATCAAGGCTAACCCGAATCTGGATATTTCCGTTGATGCGGCAAAACTGGAGGCCACTATTCAGAAGGCGCGGGGCATCCCGTCGCAATGGGTGGAGATGCTGACCAAACGTTTCAATATCTGGTGTCAGGGTTCCACACCGTGGATGGGCGCGGGGGCCTGGGACGCCTGCAAACTCGACTACGAAGAAAGCGAGCTGGCCGGAATGGAATGTTATGCAGGTCTGGACTTGTCCTCAACCAGCGATATCACCAGTGTAAATTACGCTTTCCCGTTCGACAGGGAGATTAGGTTACTTACAAGGCACTATCTGCCGGAAGCGACACTTAATAATGTCTCCAACAAAAACCGCGCCATTTACCGCCAGTGGGTGAAAGCGGGCTGGATTCGTACGACTCCCGGCGACTGCATCGACTATGACCGCATCCGCGACGACATTCTGCGCGATGCCGAAACATTCAATATCCGTCTGGTGGGCTTCGATACGTGGAACGCCACGCATCTGCGTACCCAACTACAGGGGGCGGGTCTTGACGTAGAGCCGTTCCAGCAAACCTATCTAAAATTCAGCCCGGTAGCGAAATCGTTTGAGGTGTTCGTTAATCGTAAGGTTGTGCGCCATCGAGGTGATCCGGTACTGGCCTGGGCGATTGGTAACGTGGTGATGGAGTCCGACGCCAACGCCAATATCAAGCCCAACAAGAAGAAATCCTCCAACAAGATCGATCCGGCAGTGGCTGCGCTAATGGCGTTCGGCACATTCCAGGCTGAGCATGAGGATTTTGCATTTGATATGAGCGAAAGCCACAAAGATCGCCTCAGTCATTTTGACGGGGTGTAAGGAGAAAGATTATGGCAGGTAAATCATTAGGCACTCTCACCATTGACCTGATCGCCAGAACCGGCGGTTTTGTTCAGGGTATGGATAAAGCCGAACGTTCGTCACAGAAATGGCGGGATAACGTTAAAAAAGATGCCGCTGTGGTTGGGGCATCGCTTGCAACTGTCGGCGCTGCCGCAGCGGCTGCGGCTATCAGTGTTGGCGCTGCTGGTATTTCGTTGGTAAAAAATACCTCAGAGCAGATCACTGCGACTGACCGCTGGGCTAAATCGCTAAAAATGTCCACTCAGGACCTTCTGTCATGGCAGTTTGCTGCTGAGAAAGCCGGATTAACCGGGGATAACATTGCTGACATCTTCAAGGATATTAACGATAAAGTTGGCGATGCTGTCCTGAATAAATCAGGTGAGGCTGCTCAGGCGCTGGATACTTTGGGGCTTTCTGCTCAGAAGCTGGCCCAGCAATCCCCAGATAAACAGCTGATGGCAATCAGTGAAGCATTACAGAAAATTCCCACTCAGGCCGGGAAAACCAATATTCTCGAAAGCTTGGGTAATGACCTGTCAAAAATGCTGCCGTTGTTCGATAACAATAACGAGAAGCTGAAACAGTTTATCCAGCTATCAAAAGATTTTGGTGTCGCACCGCCGCAGGAAGATATTGATAATCTGGTTAAAGTTAATCAGTTTTTCCAGGATATTGAGAGCAGTGCGAAAGGGTTAAGAATTGAGATTGCCAGTGGACTGGCTAAAGTGGACCTCTCACCGATTCGGGATGGCCTTGATGGTCTCCGGGACGTTTTTACCGATCCTGCTGTTCTGTCAGGTTTAGCAAAATTAGTCGGTGGGATGGCTGAACTTGTTGGCTGGATGGGTAAATTAAGTTCTGAGTCTGCTAATTTCATCAGTAACTTACTTGAAGTGCCAGACAGGTTTAAAGCTGGTGGCTGGTATGAGTTTGAAAAAAATCAGAGATTAGGAGCGCTTGCATCTACGCTTCAATCTGATTTGGGAGCGATTTCTAAACCGTCTTCAAATTCTTCGTTGCCGATAAACAATCTTCTTCTTCCCGGAGAGAGTAACCAGAAACAAACTAAAAAGCCTGATGCTGAGGCAAAAAAACTTGAAAGTGCCTATAAAACCGTAGAACAGTCATATTTAAAGCAAATTGCGCTGGTGGATAAATTAACCGGGAAAACCAAAGATGCCACGGAAGTAGAAAAACTACACTTCGATTTAGTATCTGGTCGACTGGTGGGTATAAATAAAGAGCAACAAATCAGGCTTGAGGGGTTAGCTTCAGAAGTCGATAAATATAACGCGCTGTCAAAATTCCGTGATTTGCAGGATGAATTATTAACTCCGGAACAAAAATTACTTAAAACGACGAAAGAACGTTTTGAAGTATTAAAAGATATTCAGGATATGACAGGCATCAGTCCTGAGGACTTCGAGAAGGCTTCAAAGGCAATATCTAAATCATCTATCACAGATGCACCTAAGTTTCAGGGCATTGACGCTTCTGTGGGCGGTGCTGGTGGTGAATTGATTAAAACGGCAGAAGCCCAAAAAGAGCAAGAGAAATGGTATAATAAACAACTGGAAATGCAGAAAGAATTGCTCGAACAGAAGGTTATCAACGAACAAGAATATGCAGACAGAATTGCCGATATAAATAAAACAAATAATGAAAAAATGGAGGGCATTCAGTCTGCATACGGTTTATCGAGTGTGGCAATGTTTGCTGATATGACGAGCCAGTCAGCACAGTTACTTCAAGGGCTTGGTAAAGAGGGTTCAACCGCTTATAAAACCCTGTTTCTTGCCAGTAAGGCAGCAGCTATTGCTCAATCAATTATCAGCACTGAAGTAGCAGCGAATAAGGCTCTGGAATTAGGGCCGATTTTTGGTATTCCTGCATCCGTTGCTATCAGAGCTGTAGGCTATGCAGGAACAGCCCTCATTGGCGCACAAAGCATCGCTGGTATGGCGCATGATGGCATTGATGCTGTCCCGGAAACAGGGACATGGTTGCTTCAGAAGGGGGAGCGTGTAGTTACATCAAACACCAGCGCGAAACTGGATGCGACCCTTAACCGCGTTGCCCAGCAATCCACTTCTGGTAATCAGATTTCCCAGGAATTTAATTTTAACGTTAATGGCGATCCTTCTGATGCTCAGATAGCCATGATGAAGAAAGCGGCCGCTGACGGTGCCAAGATGGGGTATCAAAAGGCGGTCAATTCAGTAATTACTGGTCAGGGTGATTTGCACAAGGCTCTGATGACGAAAACTAATTCAGGTAGAAAAATAGGGTGATGAAGATGACAGAACTTGAAAGTTTATTTTACGAGATGATGCCGTGCCATATTGCTCATGCGATGAAAATTGAAGGGGCAAAAATTCTGGCAGAAAGTACGCAGAAAGAGGCCGAACGCCAGTCAGCGCTAACCGGTCTGTCTCCTGAGCTTATCATTCAGACTGCGATTCAGGCGATCTCTATGCAGATGAAAAACTGGCAAGTAGTCCACTGACAAGGTTATGGCCCTCAATCGGGGGGCCACACTACCAACTGAGGTGCTACATGTTAAAAAGAGAAGCTTTAGAGTCTGCCATTATCAGTGCAGCAAAATTGCAGGGGCATGAGCTTAACGGCCAGGACAAACTGCTGATCCGTACCAGCGTTGCGGCTTGTCTGGATGCGAAGAAACGGCACCGCCAGCGGATGAATACTGGCGCTTTTGAGTGGAAAAAACCGGACAGACTCAGACGCTAAACCATCAAAAAAGCACCGATATCATACGGTGCTTTTTTTATTATTTTTCTCGATGCTGTATACTCGCCGCCTTTCTTCGGTACTCATGCTTTCGCATAATTTCTGGTTTGTGCGATAATCCGTATATCAATCGGTGTATCAATATTTACTGAATTGCATAGCATGAGATTGAATTTAACTGATTAAAATCAGTGAGATATATAGATTATGAAACATATTGTAGAAGTGATGATCCCGGAAACTGAGATCAAATCCCGTATTGCTGAGCTCGGTCGTCAAATTAATGAACATTACAAAGATAGCGGCAGCGAAATGGTGCTGGTGGGGCTATTACGTGGTTCATTTATGTTTATGGCCGACCTGTGCCGTGAAGTTCAGGTACCCCATGAAGTCGATTTTATGACCGCATCCAGCTACGGCAGCGGCATGTCTACCACCCGTGACGTCAAAATCCTCAAAGATCTGGATGAAGATATCCGCGGTAAAGATGTACTGATCGTGGAAGACATCATTGATTCCGGCAACACGCTGTCAAAAGTGCGTGAAATCCTTAGCCTGCGTGAACCAAAATCTCTGGCGATTTGTACGCTGCTTGATAAGCCAAGCCGCCGTGAAGTTAACGTGCCGGTTGAGTTCGTCGGTTTTGCCATCCCGGATGAATTCGTGGTGGGTTACGGTATTGACTATGCTCAGCGCTACCGCCATCTGCCGTATATTGGCAAAGTGACTCTGTTGGACGAGTAAAGCGGGTTATATATCCCGGCTACCCGGGATATGAAGAGGGGCGCGTGAATTACTTGTGATTGACGTGCTTGCTTTTAAGGTTGGAAATTCCCTGGCGATAGCGTTGTTCCAGCGTTTCGCGACTGATGGCGGTCACGTCAAGATCGCGTAACATGCCGTCGAGAATGCCGTAGGTCCAGCCGTGGATAGTCACTTTCTGTCCACGCTTCCACGCCGACTGCATAATGGTTGAATGGCCAAGGTTGTAAACCTGCTCCATCACATTCAATTCACACAGCGTATCAAGGCGACACTCTTCGGGCATTTCCCCCAGTAGTGAGCTGTGTTTAAACCAGATATCGCGAATATGCAGCAGCCAGTTGTCGATAAGGCCAAGCTCGGTATTTTCAATCGCCGCCTGCACGCCGCCGCAGCCGTAGTGACCACAGATGATAATGTGTTCAACTTCCAGTACATCGACCGCGTACTGCACGACGGAAAGACAGTTCAGATCGGTATGGATCACCAGGTTGGCAACGTTACGGTGTACAAACAGCTCACCGGGTTCCAGGCCAGTCAAACGCTCAGCGGGGACGCGGCTATCGGAACATCCAATCCACAGAAAGCGCGGCTTCTGCGTTTGTGCCAGTTTCTCAAAGAAACCGGGGTCTTCCTCCACCAGCATTTTTGACCATAGTGCATTATTGCTGATGAGTGTATCTATGTTATTCATGGATATTAATAGCCTGTAACCTGGTAAGTGCGTTG